ACCTTGCGCTAAGACGCGCTCTGCCGTCGAGCGTGTTACGCCCTTCCCGTTCCTCTTCGGAGCCGGCTTGCGTTTGATGATCTTCTTGATCACCATCTTCTTGGCCATCACAACGACCCTGACCTCAACACGAAGTGGTTGGGGTCGCTCAGCAGCGGGGTGGACACAGTCTACCTTGGGCAAAATGCCCCGCTGTTTTAGGTTTTTCCATATAATACCACCGGCGGCAGTGGAGGGCTAGCCAAGCCCCCCCGGCTGTCGCGGGATCGCTATTAGTGGAGTCAAAAGCCGGGGGGTCGTCCCCGAAAAACTGCAGTAATGTGCGCCGTAAATCGCACGGTATCCACTTTGTGCGTGTGCCTAGACCTGTATAAGTGAGCCAAGCCATGGCCACTTCATTGGTCTGATAACCACCCGGTCGTGCTAACCGAACGGCACATCCACGGAGATATGTCCACATGCGCAAGGATAAGGCTAACCCCATGCTCGCAGACCACCCCGCTTCGGGACCCTCACACACGCAATCTACCATTTTACACTGCCGCCCCTACGACAGTAACCGCTGCATTCGGGTAACAGTAGTGCCCTCACCGCCATCGCCTCCCGACGAACCCAGGCTGTTCACCGGACTAACCCCGGCTACTCAGGCATAAGGGTGGAATTAGGGACCAGTCCCGGCCAAGTGGAGCGTAAGCCGCTGCCCCACCCGCGTCCCCTACCAGGCGCATGGATCATTGCAAACCTGGACCATCTCATCGCACACCAGCAGCACTCCCGCCCGTGGGCGATCTTGCCCGCCTGGCCTGTGGAAACCAGCACGGTAAGTGTACGACCCCGAGGCCCTGTGCCAAAACTCTCGGGTAATTTCGTCCGAAGACGCCACATAGGTGCTTAAAACTCCTTATTAAATCCCGGTAGCGCCGGGTGTGAAACAAGTATTAGGCTACGCCCGCCACGAGGCGGGCACGCAAGTCGCCAAGTCGGCGCCGTGCATGCGCACGGTGCCAACGTGGCACATCTCCGCCCATTCCCTATCAGTGAACTCCCCCGCGCTCACGCGCAGAAGACGCTTCCACTTGCTGGGATCACCGCACTCGAATGGCGGCATCGGCACCGCGCGGCTCATGACTGTGCCTGCTGTCGGCAAGTCCCCTGAGACCGCAAGAAAATACTCACGTACCTTCTCGGCGCTAACGTCGATGCCGCCGCTGTTGTCGTCGTACATGGCCTGCAGGAAAGCGTGCATCGGTTCCACATGCTTAAACCCGTCAGCGAGGGTCGCAGCAAAAATCCGGATGCACGTCTTCAGCTCCTGCGGCGTGACGTCCGTGGTAGTCCATGACTTCGTGCGCAGAAACCGCGTGGTCTCCGGCGTCATCACGATTTGCCCACCATCATACACGACGACGCTGTCGTGCAATAACGCCTCGTAACCGACGAAACGAACATACCCGTCC